CGCTGCCTCGCTGATCTTGCGTTGTGCTTCCAATTCCTGAGCCGATAATGCTTTAACGTCTATCATCTTTTTTCCTTTTTGCTTTGGGGGAATGGGGCGCTTCCGCGCCCCCGTTGGTTATAGTTCGTCGTTCAGGCCTTCGGCCAGCGCGAAGTCAATTAGTGCTTCGCGGAGCGTCATGCCTTCGAGCATTTCGTTGAACAATGCGCGATTCTGCGAGTCCATCTTGCAGTACGCGGTGTGCAGGCTTTCCATTGCGCACTTCAGCGAAACGTGCCGCGTTTCCGCGATGCCAGCAATAGCCAGCTTTTCGTAATATCTCGGTCGCGTTTGCGGTTGTATTGTTGTTACTTCCATCGTTTTTTCCTATGGGACTGTTTTGCTTTAGTGTATTGCCGCGTCCCTTCTCGACAATGTCGAGAATTATACACCCAGATATATATTAAGTGCAACAATTGTGTACACCATATATACACGTTGACCTGCCGCACCCATCCCATTGTTAAACCATTGCCAGCGGAGCCTTGTGCGGAGCGACCACAAACTAACGGCCCGCATCTGGCGCGGG